GAGACCGTGGTCTTGATGGCATTCATCACATTGGATACTGTATTTTTGATGCTGTTCCAGATATTTGCGACTGTCGCAAAAATTGTATTCAGAATACTGCTGACAAAACCGCTGATAGCGTTCCAGATACTGCTCACCACAGAATAAATGGCATTCAGAACAGCGGAAATGTGTGCGCTGATGCTATTCCAAATGGAAGATACAACCGACCAGATCGCATTGAGAATACCAGAGATAAAGCCGGAGATCGCATTCCACACGGTTGAGATCACGTTGGAAATGGTATCCATTACCGTGCTGACAGTTGTTGAGATCGCGTTCCAGATCGTTTCAAAAAATGTCCGGATTCCTTCTAGTACAATCGTTACTACCGCCTTAATGGTCTCCCATGTGGTTGTGATCTTTTCGTGTATCCAGTCCATAACACGGAAGATGATCACATGGATCGCTTCAAAAATCGTCTCAAACAGGTATCTGAAAGCATCCAGCAGCGGAGAGATGAAATCATAAATGGTCTGCCATACAGTTGTAATGACTGACCAGATCGCATTCAGCACCGTACTGATTGCCGTATAAATGGTGTTCCATACGAACTCGATAACAGCTTTGATGAGATTGATCTTCTCAGATACGCTGTTGTAGATTGCAGTCCAGATACCGACAAAGAAGTCCTTGATAGCTGTCCAGACAGATACAAAAAAGTTTTTGATGCCGTTCAGCACACCGGAAATAAAGCCGGTGATATTATTCCAGAGATTGACGAAAAAGTTCTTGATCGCATTCCATACATCGATCCAGAACTGCTTGACAGTTTCAAGGTCTGTGCCGAAGATATTACACAGTACATTGAGGTAGTTTTTCAGCGTATCCTTCAGGAAGTTCCATACCGCTACAAAAATACCCTTGATACCGTTCCATACCTTATCCCAGTCTCCCGTGAAGATGCCGATAAATACATCAAGAAGATTCAGAATAATATCTGTCACCGCTTTGAAAATGTTTGCGATCTGCTGAAAAGTTCCCTCAAAGATCGGTTTCAGGAACTTGCAGAGTCCGTCCCATACAGCCTTGATGACCTCACCGATGTTTTTGAAGTCGAAGCCGAGTGCGTTGATACGGTCAACAATGCCCTGACAGAAACCGGAAAAGATACTCTTGATCTGCTCCCAGATCGCTGTGATCTTGTTGCGGAAGTCCTCATTGGTTTTCCACAGATGCACAAAAGCCGCCACCAGAGCGGCAATGACCGCAATGACAGCGACTACAGGTGCGGAGATACCGCCGATAGCTCCGCTGAATGCAGCAAACGCAGATTTCGCACCTGCGATGATAGTCGGGAGATTTGAAATAAGCTGCATCAGCTTGCCGACACCGATCATGGTTTTACCGATCACCACAAGAAGAGGTCCCAGTGCCGCCGCTACCAATGCGATCTTGACAATGGTTTCCTTGACAGCCGGATCCATTGCATTGAGCTTATCCACAAACGCCTGAATTTTGCTGACGATTGCCCGGATAGCGGGCATGAGGATGTCTCCGAAAGAGATAGCAAGCTCTTGTAGCTGCGATTTCAGAATCGTGATCTGACCTGCAAGGTTGTCCTGCATGGTTTCCGCCATGCCCTTTGCAGAGCCCTCACAGCCGTAGATCGCATCGGTCAGCTTGTTGTAGTCCTCCTCACTTGCGTTGATGATTGCAAGCATACCGGACATATTCTGTTTGCCGAAAATCGCAGCCGCCGCCTGCATCTGCTCTGCCTGTGCAAGTCCCTCAGTAGTCGTGGACAGCTCTGCGACAATGTCATCGAAATCACGGGCATTGCCCTCTGCATCTGTCAGTTCCACATTGACCTTGCCCATTTTCTCACGGAGTATTCCCATGATGTCGCCGAGCGACCGCATATTTCCGTCCGCATCGGTCATGAGTGTATTGGCACCCATGATCTCCTTGGAGACACCTTCCTGTTCTCTGGCAAGTGTCTCCTGCGCCCGTGCGAGTTTGAGCTGCGCCTTTTCGTAGTTGTTACTTGCAAGTTCTGCCTGTGAGCTGCCCTCACCGTATTTGCTGATCGCATCATTCAGCTTGATCTGTGCGCTGTCAAGAGAAATGGTCGCATCCTCAACAGCCTGTTCCGCCTTTTCGACCTTGGTAAAGTCGATTTTCTGAATGGTCTCGGTACTGATAAAGCCGAGCTGCTGCATCGCCGCCGCTTGCTGTTTGGTCGGTTTCGTGAGATTGACCAGAGCATTTTTCAGAGAGTTACCAGCCTGACTGCCCTTGATACCGCTGTTCGCCATAAGTCCGAGGGCGATAGACAGGTCCTCCGCAGATGCACCCATCGCACCGGCAACAGGCGCAACATACTTGAAACTCTCGCCCATGAGAGCCACATTGGTATTGGCATTACTCGATGCCGCTGCAAGGATGTCTGCGAAATGTGCGGAGTCTCCGGCTGTCATGCCGAGAGCTGTCAGTGCATCAGTGACAATATCCGAGGTGGTTGCGAGGTCTTCACCGGATGCGGCAGCAAGGTTCATGATACCCTCGACACCGTTCAGCATATCCTCGGTTTTCCAGCCTGCCATTGCCATATAGTTCATGGCGTCAGCAGCTTCCGATGCGGAGAATTTTGTCTGAGAACCCATCTCTCGGGCTTTTGCACGCAGGGCATCAAATTCCTCACCGGTCGCACCGGATACAGCAGCGACCTTGCTCATGGACGCATCGAAATCCGCTGTCGTTTTCACAGCGGCAGTTCCGACTCCAAGGATAGGCACAGTGACATATTTCGTCAGATTCGTACCGACGGTTGCGATCTTGTCACCGGCTTTTTCGAGAGAGGCACCTGCTTCACCGAGCTTTACCAGTGCTGTGTTCGACTTTTCTGCTTCGGTTTGCAGGTTCTGAAGCTCCTGCTCGGTCTCGACGATCTCACGCTGGAGGGAATCATACTGTTCAGGGCTGATCGGATTTCCGAACTCGTCAGATACATCCTTTGCCTGCTGTTTCAGACCGGACAATTCATCTGTCGTTTCCTTGATTTCCCTTTGCAGTGCATCGTATTTCTCCTGCGAGATCTCACCATTGGCAAGCTGTTCATCCGCGGTTTTTGCCTGTTCCTTGAGGTCTTTCAGCTTGGCTTCGGTCTCGGTGATCTTCTGCTTGATTGGGTCATATTTCGCTTTCCACGAGTCGTAGTTGTCCTTGGTTGTTGCAGCCTGTTCGCTTGCATTTTTCAGTGCATCCAGTCGTGTCTTGGTATCCTGCACTGCCTGACCGAGCAGCTTTTGTTTCTGGGCAAGCAGTTCTGTATTGGTCGGGTCGAGTTTCAGCAGCTTTTCGACATCTTTGAGCTGCGTCTGCGTGTTTTTGATATTCTTATCCACACTTTGCAGTGCTTTGGATAATTTCGTGGTATCACCGTTGATTTCAACGGTAATGCCCTTGATTCTGCCTGCCATACGGTATCACCCCCAGTCAAACAGAATAGAAAATGTCTCTTTTATACTCCTATGCCGCAGTTTTCTCGGCTCGAAATGAATCACAGTGTAAAACAGATGCATCACAGCACCTGCGCCAAAGGTGGATATGACAGTGCCGATGCCGACCGAACCGCCGAGCAGCCAGCCGATCAGTGTAACCACTGTCCACAGGAGCATCTCAACTACGCCGATGGGTATTTTCGGCATCCGCTTTCCAATTGCAATGAGCAGTCCGTCCTTCGGACCGCAGCCGCATTCAGCGGACATATACACATACATCCCCAGAGCGATAAACAGGAATCCGAACAACATGAAAACGATACCGAGCCACAGGCTGTGATTTTCGGGATACGGGGATATGTCGATAAAAAGCTGAGTCAGCTTTCCGGTTATCAGAGCATCAAACAGCGTTGCAAAGCCGATTCGCTCTCGCAGGATAAGCTGTATCACAATCGCACAAACACCGATCAGCACCATAGAACTGCCGTAATTCAGCGGAGTATGCTTTGTGATTCCCATGCCGAGGCAGTCCCACGGTGCAAGACCGATGTTTGCGTAAATCGTCAGATAGACACCGAAGGAGTAGATCACGAGTCCGAATAATACCCGAAAAAGGCTGCAGATAGGCTTAAAATCGGTCGAAATCGTCCTGTGTTGCTTTATATTCGTAGGTCGCTTCATCATTATCCTTTTCAATGAACATTTCGTTGACCATTCCGATGGTGAGCAGATCAAGGTCGGAGAGTGTCAGCCCAATCTGCACACATCGGAGAAGGAACAACGGCGTTGTCATCTCGCGGTCAACTGGGCGAGATTTTTTTTTGACTCTGCCTGTGTCTCCAGATTCATGCCCCAAAGCTCAAAGAGCTGCGGCAGTACCTCGTAGATTGAGAAGCAGTTGAACTGTTCGAGCCAGTCATCAGGGCTGTCGGGAACATTTTCCGGATCAGCGTGCTTTGCCATTGTCCAGGCGATGTTCTCGAACACCTCAAGGCTCTCGATGCCGAGACCGGAATTCTCCTCATCGCTCTCATCCACGGAATCCTTCAGGGCGGCGAAATCCTTGAAGATGTCCTTGCGGAACTTAGCGCGGTAAAGGCGAGGCAGGGTTGCACTCGCCTTGAAAGGAACTTCGATACCGTCAACAGTGATGATTTTCTTGATAGCCATATTCATTCTCCTCCGAATCAGTCAGTAGTAGTGGATGCGGCAGTGCTGCTCTTGGTTGTAGATGCAGAGCGTGTGCCGGTGCTGTTGTTGGTGGTCGCAGCGGTCGGGATATACACGGAATTGTACCAGTTGTTGTAAGTGGTCTCATCCGTAGACTCACAGGTCTTGGACTTCACCAGACCGGACGGGAGTGCTGTTGCCTTGAGGCTGAGTGTCTCCGTCTTGACAGACTTGCTCTCCTCGGTGGTCTCACCCTCGGTCGCAGGACGGGATGCCGAGCAGCAGTAAAGCACATGACGGATGTGATTCTTGTCGCCGTCGAACTCAAAGAGCAGTGCAAACTGCGATGTTTCCGCATCATTGCGCTCAACCAGAACGCCCTTGCTGTCGAGCTGTTCACCGAGGATATCGGTTGCGAAATCGGTAGTGATGAGAGCAATTTCGAGGTCGCCCTCATATCCTGCGTTGTTGTTGATAACGTAGTAAACGGTGTTGTCGGCGTAGAAATTGTCGTTCTCGCCGTTTGCGTCAATGCTCAGCGAAACTGCACCGGGCAGACGCACAGGCGTTGCAAATGTCGGAACACCGTCATCACTCCATGCTGTGATCTTTGCCCAGTGAACCTTGTTCAGACCGAACTTGACCTTGTTTTTCTTCAGAGCCATATTCATACCTCCAATGTGTACAGGACCTCATAGAGCCGTTCGCTCTCGATCCATGTTTCGGATTTTGTATAATAAATGTTGTGCTGATGCAGCACTTCCTCCACACGCTCCTCCGCATCCGGGGATTTTTCATCTGTGTACAGTTCAATATGCAGCCGCTTGAAGCTGACATACATCAGATTATCCGCACCGAATGTATTTTCACCGGGAGACAGAAACAGCGTGAACGGAGGATCCGGACTTTCACCCTCTGCGAAATGATGATACGCAAAGGGCAGCCCAATCTCCTGCATCATCTCGGAAATTTCCTCGTAGGTCACGATAACTCCTTTTTAATGAGCGTTTCGAGCATATCCGCACCGTTTGCTTCGGCAGGAGCGATATGCGGGATAGCCGCCACACGTCCGCCGCCGCGCTTTGCATGACCGTGTTCGAGGAGATGTGCGATCTGATAGCGGTCTTTGCTGTGGACGGTCATTTCCAGTGTGTGGCTGTTTTCCTTGGTTTTCTTTGCTGTCCAGCTTCGCTTGTAGCGACCGGACTTCACAGGTGCTTTTGAGGAGATCTCATTTTTGACGGCGGTCGCTGTCTTTCTTACAGCTTTTTTCATGGCGGCATCTGCAAGATCAGCGTATTCCTCCAGGCCCTCCATGATCTCCGCAGCCATATCGTCAATAGATGTCATCCTTTGATCCCGCCCTTCGTGATTCGCAGATCAGCTTCATATAGTCCTGCGTCTGATAATTCGGCACAATGCCCTTGATGTCATAGTCAATACCTTCAAAGCGGATGCGGTATACGGTAGAAGCCATCTTTTTTGTCTGCGGGGTCTGACGGATAATGACCTCCAGCTTTTGTATCTCTCTGGTCACTCCGGTATTTGTTTCCTCAGCTGCACCGCCCACGGTATTGGATACCGTCACAGAAGCCCAGAGGGAGAACACCTCCTCCCACCGGGCTTTGTGATTTCCGATCGCATCTTTTTTGACATGGTTTTCGAGGACGGCGATTCGCTGATTCAGTTTTCCGATCTCCATCAGACGATGCCCTCCCTCTGTGCGAACAACAGCGCCCTGAGTGTCAGTGTCAGTGCATGATAATCGGCAGTATTGCGGTTTTCATAGAGGTAAGATACAGTATACAGCATAGCCTGCCGGGAGGTTTCCTCATTTTCCGCTAACTGCTTTTCATTCATTCTGCCCACATCCATCACGAGCCGCTGTGCCGTATCGATCAGAGTGAGGATGAGCTTGTCATCCTCACAGTGGTCAACACGGAGATAGTTTTTTGTTTCAGGCAGTGAGATCAGATTCATTGATCTGCCCTCCGTTCTTATCAGCCGTTACCGCCAGTCGTACCGCCGCCCGTGGTGTTGGACTTCGTACCTGCCATCTTCAGCACCTTCACGGACTCGGGAAGGATCAGTCTGCCGTCAACACGCTGCGTGGTGAGGAAGCCGACCTGATCGGTGCGGGCATACAGCTCATTCAGACGGCGGAAGGTGCGGTTCTGTCTGTCAGCCACCCAGTAGTTCTTCATGTCACCGAAGAGGAGAACACGCTCACCCTTGGCGATACCGGGCATGAAGGAAGAAGTGCGGATGGGGCGACCGAGGAGCGTGTCGGGCTTTGCAATATCGAGAGACGGCTTCCAGAGGTAGTTGTCGTTCTTGTCCTTCAGCTTCATAAGCTGAAGCAGGATGGTCTCGTTGCAGACGAACTGTGCGTTACGGCGGTAGGGAGACTTCAGGCTGTAGTAGAGATCAAAGATCTCATCGAAGGTGATAGCCGTCTGAGATGCTGCAGTCACGCCAAGCTCTGCACCGCCGGTCTTATCGAGGATGCCGAGGGGCTTCTTGTCGCCGTCACCGGTGAAGAATGCACGCTCCTCGGCATTTCCCATTGCCACACCGAAACGTGCAGCGATATACGATGCGAGGTCGAAGGCAGAGTCGTGCAGAAGCTCGTTGCTGATCTTGATCATCGTGCCGAGCTTGTATGCGGAGAGAGTGGTCTGACCGAAGCGGGTATCGGTCTCCGGGATCTCCTCACCCTCATCGATCCACTGCGCCTCCATCGTATCGTTGGCGATAGGGATCTTGCGGGTGCCGGAATTGGTCTTGATGACCGTTGCCATCTGGCGGAAGATGTTGTTCTCTTCCAGCGCCTGAATCAGTCTGCGCTCGAACTCATCCGGCACCGTGTATCCGCCCTCGGTGTCCTCGCCGACAGAGAGCGCATTGCGGACTGCAAGCTGATCGCCCTTGTTGCGGATCATATCCCAGAAGGCGGACTTGTACTCATCGGTCGCGGTCGGATTTGCGGGCGGTGTATTCTTTGTGCCGGGAGCGTTGGTGACGGGCTTGGAGGTCGGTGCGGAAAGTGCCGCATCGAGTGCTGCCTGCTGCTCAAGACGCTCGATCTCAGCGCCGAGTGCCTGCACCTCACCGGCCATTTTGTTGTACTGCTCGACTGCGGAAGCCTCCACGAGACCGTTCTCACCACGGTGCTTTTCGAGGAACGCCTTTGTCTGCTCCCACAGGGTATTACGCTTGCTGCGAAGTTCCATAATCTTGCTCATATCTTTTCTCCTATTCTCCGGAGGTAAAAACTCCGGCGGTCATAAAAATACAGCCTGCTTGTGAGATGTGTCTTATCTCATGAAAGCAAGCTGCTGTTTCAGAATTTCATACGGCATTGCGCCGTCTGCGGTTTTACCGTCCATGCCGATCACAGGCATATCCGGCACAGTAACTGTCGGTGCGGTCAGCCCTTCCTCGGAAGGTTTCGGTGCATCAGTTTTGTCATCGGGAGTGTCGTCCGTGTCGGCTTTGTCTGCGGTTGCAGTGATCTTTCCCAGAATGGTCTGTCCCATGACACGGGTACTGTACTCCCAAAGGGCATCGCCGGTGTCCAGCTTGAACGGCTTCTTTTCGGTCTCTTTCTTTTCATCGCCCTCTTCGTCACCGCCTTCCTGATCGGGCTTCTCAGGCTCGTCCGGATCGTCAGGCTCATCCTCCTTCTTGTCCTGTTCCGGCTTTTCGTCAAAGAGGATCTCATCTGCAAAGCCCAGCTCGACCGCCTTTTTCGCATTTATCCATGTCTCATCGGACATGAGCTTACTGATGCGGTTTCTGCTGAGTCCTGTTTTTGCCGCATATGCGTTGATGATGCTCTCCTTGACCTCATTCAGCGTTGCAATGGCTTTTTCCATATCCTTTGCATTGCCGAACGCAATAGTAGAGGGGTCATGGATCATGAGAAGTGCGGTCGGAGACATCTGCACGGTATTGCCTGCCATTGCGATCACAGACGCCGCAGATGCAGCGATGCTTGCGATGCGTACCGTGACATTGTGCGGATAGTCACGGATCATTGTGTAGATCTCCGCAGCGGCGAAGACGTTGCCGCCCGGCGAATTGATCCAGAGCGTGAGGTCGCCGTCTTCGGCATACAGCTCGTCTCTGAAATCCTGCGGCGTGATCTCGTCACCCCAAAAGCTCTCCGAGTCGATAGGCCCTTCGAGGCGCAGCACTCTGCCGCCGCTGTCATCGTGGATATAGTCCCAGAATTTCGGCATTTACATCCCTCCGTTTCGTACTTTCTTCCTGCGCCTTTTCCGCAGGAATCTGTCATCGGTTTCTTCTTCCGGTGTATTTTCTGTATCTGTCTGCTCCTCAGTGTCATCTTCCCCGGACTCGTCCATGTCGTATGCGGCACCTGCATCCTGCAATTTGTTGTAGCTGCCGTTGAGGTAATAATCATCACCGCCGAGATCGTGCGGAATGAGATCCATATTTTCAAGCCTGCGCACATCATTCGGCGACATAAAGCCGTTGCCTACACCGATCGCATAAGCGTTCATTCTGCTCTGATAATCCCCGCGCATCAGACCGTCCACATTGAATTTCGGGAAATATACATCCTGTTCCTCTTCCAGCAGAAGGTCTTTGATGATGCCTTTTTCAATGCGGATGATCCACGGCATGAGCGAATACTGCACAAATGCGATGCCCTGATGCTCGATGTTATTGAAGGTGCTGCGTTTCAGATCCTGTACCAGATGCGGCGGAACCTGAAACATTCGGCAAATCTCCTCTACATCAAATTCCCTAGTAGAAAGGAACTGCGAATCCTCCGGCGGCAGCGATATTGGTTTATACTGCATTCCTTCCTCGAGGACTGCGATGCGGTGCGCATTGCGGGAACCGCCGTACACTCTCGTCCAGTTCTCACGGATCTTTTCCGGATTTTTCAGCACACCGGGGTGCTCCAGAACACCGGCAGGCTGCGCTCCGTTTTTGAAGAAAGCGCTGCCGTAACGCTCCACAGCCATTGCTGCGCCCAGCGCATTTTTCATCATGGCAATGGGTGAAAATCCCACAAGTCCGTTGAATCCCAGACCCGGAATGTGCAGTATCTCATCTCGCTGAAAGATGATATCCTTGTCATGCTCACCGGGCTTTTCATCGGTGTATGCGTGATAAGTGTAGAACAGGTCGCCGGACTTCGGATCGCGGTCGATCTCCATGTTCTCCGGCAGCAGCGGATACAGACCGAGAATTTCATTTTTGCCGTCCCGGACGATCTGCGCATAGGCGTTGCCCCAGAGTAGCAGATGACACATCAGCGCCTCCCAGAATGAGAATGAACTCATTTCCGGATTCGGCTGCCGGTAGAGTATTTTATACAGCGGATGATCGGTAGCGCGTTCCTTATCCTCGCCAGCACCCGTATATCTGTATAAATGAAGCGGCAAGCCTGCGATGGTATTTGACAGCAGTCTGACGCAGGCGTATACAGTCACGATCTGCATTGCCGTTCGTTCATCGACACGCTCTCCGCTGTGCGTCATGCCGAACACAAACAGATTACCGGAATCGCGGACATTGTCCCGGATATCCGGCAGTGACGGTGCGTCTCTCGGCTTATTGAAGCCGAGCCAGTTGAGTAAGCCCATCTGTATCCCTCCTATAAAACGATCAGGTCATGATCGGGTTCGTCATAGACACTGCCCTGCATTTCATGGCGGATCACTCGGTCGAGTGCCATGATCCATGCGACAATGCCGTCGATTTTCTCAGTACTTTTCTTTTTGCTCGGTTTGATATTCTCCGCCGCATCAATTTCAGCGACCACATTTCCTGCCATCCATCTGAGAACGGGATTGCCGCCGTGAACGAACATACCTTCGAGTATGAGCTTGTACAGCTCTTTCATCGGCGGCGACATATCCTTGAAGCCCATGCCCATCGGAACGACTGTGAAACCGTCACCCTCAAGGTCTGTGATGAGCTGTGTGGCGTTCCAACGGTCGGCAGCAATTTCTTTGATGTTATACATCGTGTGCAACTCATTGATCGTTTTCCGCACAAAGTTATAGTCCACCACATTGCCCTCGGTCACATGAAACAGCCCCATGCGCTCCCAGACATCGTAGGGAACATGGTCACGCCGCACTCGAAGGTCGAGCGTTTCTCTCGGCAGCCAGAAGTGAGGAACAACGATGTATTTATCACCGTCATGCAGCGGAGGAAATACCAGTACGAAAGCGGTAATGTCGCTCGTACTCGACAGGTCGAGTCCTGCGTAGCACTCTCGTCCGCGCAATGATTCCAAATCAATCGGCAGATTTCCTCTGTCGTAGATGTGTTCCGGAATCCACGCAACGACACTGCCGACCCACTGGTCGAGGCGAAGCTGACGGAATACATTTTCTTCCGCCGGATTTGTCAGCGCCTCACGGTGCGCATCCCGGACGCGGTCAATGGTGATCGTATGCCCGAGAGACGGATTTGCCTTGTACCACGATTCTTCGGCGTTCCAGTCGTCATCATCGTTCAGTCCGTAAATCACGGGATAAAAGGACGGATCAATGCGCCTGCCGTCCAGAATATCTTTTGCTTTGGTGTGATACTCATAGCAGATACTGTTGCGGTCGGTACCGGCGGTGGTGATCAGGAAGTACAGCGGCTGCGTTCTCGCATCACCGGAGCCCTTTGTGAGAACATCCACAAGACTTCGGTTCGGCTGCGCGTGCAGCTCGTCAAGCACCAGACCGGATACATTCAGACCGTGCTTTGTGCCGACTTCCGCCGAAAGCACCTGATAGAATCCCACATTGCTGTAGTTCACCAGACGCTTTGTCGCCGCCATGATCTTGGAACGTTTGAGAAGCGCCGGGGTCATTTCGACCATGCGCTTTGCAACGTCAAAAACGATAGAAGCCTGCTGTCGGTCTGCCGCTGCGCCGTAGACTTCGGCGGACGGCTCGTTGTCGGCGTAAAGCAGATACAGTGCAATTGCCGCCGCAAGCTCCGATTTTCCGTTTTTCTTCGGGATCTCAACATATGCTGTGCGAAACTGTCGTGTATCATCTTCCTTGACCACACCGAAAATATCCCGGATAATCTGCTCCTGCCAAGGAAGTAACCAGAATGGTTTTCCTGCCCAGCGTCCTTTGGTATGGCAGAGGTTTTCGATAAATCGAACAGCCCTGTCCGCTTTTGCCGCATCGTAGTGCGATTCCGGCAGCATGAAGCGGGTGGGCTGGTAGTTGGTGAGTTTCGGATAGTTCGCGGGTCTTTCTCTTGCTTTTGCTGTTCTTGCCATCAGCCGCCTCCCAGAAGTGCATCCATATCGTCAACAGCTGCGTCCTTCATATCTGCACCGGCAGTGATACGGCTTCTTGCCGCCGGAGTCAGTCCGAACTGCTCTGCGATCTTGTTCATGATCTTCAGATAGGTCTGTGCGATGCTGACCTGTGGGACCTGCTGCCAGTAGCCGCTTTTGGTCTTGACGATCGTGCCGTG